GGATCAAGCACATATTTTCCCGTGAAAGAGGGGGAGGCCAGCACGTTAATATGGCACCGCCTGTTCCTACATTCTCCGTCAATCTTCCCGATACGGGTTATGGCGAGTAATGGTTGCCCAAACTATTCCTTCTCCGATTGGTGGCTGGAACCGGCGAGATGCACTCGATATCATGCCGCCAGAGGATGCGGTTACATTAGATAATTGGTTCCCAGGCACCGGAAAGGTTGTTCTGCGAAGGGGATATACGGAGCATGTAACGTCAGGCATAGGGTCAAGCAACGTAGATACATTGGTAGAGTATAATGCTACGACTGTTAGAAAACTGCTTGCTGGAGCGAACGGCAATATTTACGACGTAAGCACCACGACTGCTTCTTCTTTGAAAAGTGGTTTATCAGCGAACCGCTGGGAAACGCTAAACTTCAACGGTTCAATGGGTTGGGTAAACGGGACGGATACTCCCCTTGTTTATGACGGTTCCTCATTCGGAAATATGACCGTATCAGGAACGGGACTGACGGTTACAAATCTGAAAGGCATTATGGGGCATCAGTCCCGTAGTTTTTTCTGGGAGAATAACTCACAGGACTTCTGGTATTCTGCAACGAATACTTTGGGGGGAAGTTTAACGAAATTTCCTCTATCAAGAGTAGGTGGATTTGGTGGCAATCTTGTTTGTGCTGGTTCGTGGAATGTCGCAGGAGGTTCCGAGGATTGGGTAGGCGGCGGGATTGGTAATGATCTTGCTGTTTTCGTCATGTCCTCGGGAGATACGATTGTTTATGAGGGAGACGATCCTGCATCGAACTGGAATCTGGTGGGTGTTTACAGACTTCCTGATCCTTTAGATGTCAGAGCTATTATAAGAGTTGGAAGTGATCTCGTTATTGCTACCAAAGGCGGAGTTGTTTCTATGTCTGGGGTTGCTTCTGCGGGGCAGTTAGAAGCAAAAGGTGTTGTTAGCGACAAGATCAATCCGGCATTGATTGCGAAAAACGATCTGACTGATCCTGGTTGGCAGCTTATATACCATCCTACTTATACGCAGGGTCGACTCTTATTGCTGAATATACCAAATAGCACGGAGGATTTTGACCAGTTTGCGATGAATACCGAAACGTTAAGCTGGGCCAGATTTGTAGATATGAACGCTAGGTGCTGGGGCCGGTATAATGAAAACTTATATTTCGGCACTACCGATGGCAAAATAATGAAGGCCGACGACGGAAATACGGACAATACTGCGAATATTGCCGGAGATGCCGAGACTGCGTATAGTTATTTCGATGCCAGGGGCATATTAAAGCGTGTATCAGCTTTGCGTCCTGTATTTGCAGGAACCGGCTCCGTAAGTGTTTCCATAGCACCGCAGTTTGATTTTCAGCGTCGTGGAATACCATCGACAGAACTTACGCTGATCGAAGCGGGTTCAACGTGGGAAAATATTACACCGAATTGGGAAGATTGGGAGACAGACTGGGAAGAGGCATTGTCTAGTGTTGTCGCGAAATGGATCGCATCGACAGGAGTCGGTTATGCAATCGGGGCAAGACTACGAGTGTCAACAGCAGATGATATCGAATGGCATTCGCTGACATATCAATTAGAACCAGGACAAGGAATTTTTTAGATGGCGGCTTTAACTGGCAAGAAACCCAAAGATACATACAAGGACTTGCTGCAAGTCTCGAACTCCAATGCTGGCATTGATGGTACTTTGCGTTTTGTTTCTGATGGCGAAGGAACAGACTCGACATTAAAACTTTCAACAGCGTCAGTATCAACTACAAGTAAAATTGTGGTTGGCGGCGATACTGCCGCAAGTGATGCCGCTGCGATGGGCTACACAAGTGCTGAAGGATTAATACTCACAGGCCAAGGCTCAACGAACGATGTTACAGTCAAGAATGATGCAGATGCTGATGTCCTGGTTATTGCGACAGGCACAACGAATGTAGACATTGTTGGAGATGCCACCGCAGCGACATTCAAGCCTGACGGTGATACTGCTGCCAGTGACACCGCTGCTTTTGGTTACACTAGCGTGTTGGGGGCTATCATAACAGGCCAAGGTTCAACGAATGACGTTACTCTTGTAAATGATGCAGATGCTACAGTCCTTGGTATAGCCACAGGTACTACAAATGTAGATGTTGTTGGAGATTTAACTGCTTCGACTTTGAATGCGGATGGCGACACTGCGGCTAGTGATAACGCTGCCATAGGTTATACCTCGGCGGAGGGTATAATAATTACGGGTCAGGGGTCTACGAACGACGTAACCGTTAAAAATGATGCTGATGCAGATGTGTTGGTTATCCCTACAGGTACTACGAACGTAGATATTGTTGGTGTGGCGACTGCTGCTTCTTTTGAGCCTGATGGTGATACGGCAGCAGCCGATAATGCTGCCATAGGATACACTTCTGCTGAAGGGCTGATTCTGACAGGTCAAGGAAGTACGAATGACGTCACGTTAAAGAATGACGCTGATGGTGAAGTTTTTGGCGTTCCAACAGGTACAACAGGCGTTACATTTAAAGGTGTTATCCGTACTGACGATGCTACAGATAGCACCAGTGGAACGAGTGGCTCCATTCAGACTGACGGCGGTATTGGTGCAGTAAAAGAAATCGTTACCGATGCAACGTTTCAGCCACTAGGAGACACTGCTTCCAGTGATAAGGCAGCAGTTGGTTACACTTCAGCCGAGGGTCTTATCTTAACCGGCCAGGGTTCTACCAACGATGTAACTATCAAAAACGATGCGGATGGAGATGTTATCTCAATCCCGACGGGAACAACAAACGTTACCATTGCAGGAGATTTAACAATCTCAGGCGATGACTTGACTATGGGTACAAACACCAGCGGCGCGGCTTTAATAGCAGATGGCACCAACTTCAATCCTGTAGTGATTTCTGGTGATGTAAGTATAGGCACTGACGGTGCAGCAACTATTGCAGATAACGCTGTATCTCTTGCTAAAATGGCTGGATTAGTTCGCGGCAAGATAATCTATGGAGATTCAAGCGGTGATCCAGCGGCTCTTACGGTAGGTTCAGCAAATTATGTATTGACTAGCGATGGGACGGATATCGCTTGGGCCTCTTCCACTTCCGCAGTCACATCCTATACTAATTCTACAGATAACCGAGTTATCACATCTGTTGATTCCGCTACGATTAATGGAGAAGCCAATCTAACGTTTGACGGTTCAGTCCTAGCTGCAACTGGAAATATTACTGCCACAGGCACAATGGAACCCGCTGGTGATACAGCAGCGAGTGATAACGCCGCCATTGGTTATACATCCGCTGAAGGTTTGATTCTGACAGGTCAAGGATCAACCAATGATGTCACGATCAAGAACGATGCCGACGCTGATGTTCTTACTGTTCCTACGGGAACGACAAACGTATCGGTAGCTGGTAATTTGAGTCTCTCAGATGCAAGTTCTGTAAATATTTCAACTCCGTTGCTTGCAGGAGCAGACCATACCTCTACAGGATTCACGGCGCAGATGTTGGCCGGTGGAGCAATATCGGCATTTGATTTAGTTTGTATTCATACGACAACACAGGAAGTGGTTGAGGCAGATGCGAGTGCATATGTTACAGCGCGATCTATAGGTATTGCACCTGCTGCGATTAGTGATACTGCGACAGGGACGATACTGCTTCACGGATTTATTCGAGATGATACGTGGACCTGGACGACGGGAGGCGCTCTTTATCTCTCAGAAACGGCAGGAGCTATGACGCAAACAGCTCCATCTACAGACGGTGCATTTGTCCAAGTTGTTGGCGTAGCTCTTTCGCCCGACGTTGCTTACATAAATCCAAGCATGGATGTGATTGAGCACGCGTAATGGCTAACCAAGTTGAAAAAGTAAACACCATAGCTATAGGTAGCATCGAAAAGGTTAATACTCTGACTGATGCTAATATAGAGAAAATAAATACTCTTGAATTTGTAGGTACTATATACACCGTTGCTACTGGCGGCACGATCACGGAAGATGGTGATTACAAGGTACATACCTTTAACAGTTCTGCGACATTCCAAGTCACAACGCTAGGAACTGATGCCACAGTTCAATACTTAGTTATCGCTGGCGCTGGCGGTGGTGGTTATGGTGGCGGAGGTGGAGCTGGAGGTTACAGAACTGCTACTGGCTTTACAGTAAGCGCAACCAGCTATTCTATTACAGTGGGCGCTGGTGGAGCAGGCGCACCGTCCTATAACAATTCAGGGGCCAATGGCTCAAACTCAGTGTTCAGTTCCATCACTAGTACAGGCGGTGGTGATGGCGGTGTTCAAGGAGATGAAGCCAGGGCAACTGGTAGTGCGGGTGGTTCTGGCGGAGGCGGTACTGGCGACGGTGGCACGGCTTTTAGTGGCGGTGCTGCATCCCCAGCCGGACAAGGAAGTGCTGGGGGTGACGGAGAAAGCCAACCTGGCAACTATACAGTTGGCGGGGGCGGCGGGGGTGCAAGTGCTGTTGGACAGGATGGAGACACTTCCGGTAACGCTGGCGATGGTGGCGCAGGAACAGCTTCAAGTATTACTGGATCAAGTGTGACTCGTGGAGGAGGCGGTGGTGCAGCTTTCCAAAACGACATCTCTGGCACTTACGGCTCAGGGGGATCAGGCGGCGGTGGTGCTGGATCAGCAACTGGCAATGACGGAACAGCTAATAAAGGCGGTGGAGGTGGTGCCTTGGGTAATGTAAGTGGCGGCCCTGCTGGTGATGGTGGTTCAGGTGTTGTAATTATCAGATACCAATTCCAATAGGAAATGAAATGGCACATTTCGCAGAACTAGATGAAAACAATATTGTGCTTCGAGTAATTGTCGTCAACGACGAAAACGAAGCTGACGGTGAAAACTGGTGCAATAATCTCCTTGGCGGAACTTGGAAGCAGACAAGTTATAACAGGAATATACGTTCAAACTATGCTGGAATTGGTTATACCTATGACGCAGAAAAAGATGCTTTTCTAGCCCCTCAACCATATCCATCGTGGAGCCTAACAGATGATAATAAGTGGATAGCGCCAGAGAAGTATCCTGAAGATAATGCTGTCTATTATTGGGACGAGCCTACACTTAAATGGGCGGCTTCTATAGATGCAAGCGATTGAGGAAAAGATCAATGCGTGTGATAACCTGGGGGAGTTTAAGTTATTATTTGATACCCCCGCAGACTCGGATGGAAATGAAACAGGGAATTCCCCCATCCACGACTGGCCGAGTTCTGATTGACGGAAAGTGGTATTGGTCGTCTAATCTACGGAATTTGAGCGCTGATTGTAACAGAACAAAGCGAACAGATTAAAGAATGGATCGAATCCCGAATAAGGGATACGACTGTAAATGATTTCAAGAATTGCTCGACGCTTGCCGTAGCAAGGGAAGGGCGGTTAATCGCCGGTGTAGCCTATTGGGTCTGGGATACCGGCAACTGTGACGTAGCCATTGCAGCGGATTCTCCCCGCTGGGCCACAAAACAGACGATATATACGTTGTTTGCTTATCCTTTCGAGCAAATGGGGTGCCACCGTCTTACGTCGCTTATTCATCCGAAGAACAAACGATCTCGGAAATTATGTGAAGGACTTGGCTTCCAGGTGGAAGGCAAAATACGAAAGATGATGAACGGTCGAGATATGCTGATTTATGGTTATCTGAAAGACGAATTTATGAGGAGTAAGTGGTGTGGGAAAGAGTAGCAGTTCACCCGCAGTTCCGCAGCAGCCCAGTCCGGTAGAACTGGCAGAAGCACAGGCAAGAGCGAACCGCATAACGCAGTTCACCCCTGGCGGTACGTTAGAGTTTGGTACGTCGACACCAACGGGTGGCTTTACGCCTGAAGGCGGGAGAGCATTGCGGCTGACTGAAACACCGGCACAGAAAGCTATCCGACAGCTACAGGAGATAGGAGGCATCACACTTGGT